GTCAGAACCATCCGTGTTGCAGATCGCCAGCTGCTTAATCACCCATTGACGAGATGACGGGACAGCCGAACCAACACCAGCGTTCGAGTTTGTCAACGCCACCGGCCCAATCATCCGAATCTCTGTACGGTCACCTACAGCCATTGCTACTCCTTACGGCCCTACATCGGTCGTGATAATCGCCGTGAACTTAGAATCGTTCATCGGGTCTGTTGATGCTGTCGTGTTCACCCATTTGCTCAAGCCAGCATTATAAACAAGAGCCTGCCCCGTCACCGGAGAAGTAATAGTCACATCGGTAGCAGCCGACAACGTAGTAAACCCCTGCGGGCCTTGCGGTCCCTGAGCGCCTGTCGCACCTGTAGAACCCTGAGGGCCGGTAGCGCCTTGGGCACCCGTTGCACCTTGCGCCCCTTGAGGACCCGTATCCCCTTGAGGGCCTTGGGCACCCTGAGGACCAGTAGCACCCTGGACACCCTGCGGTCCCTGAGCGCCCTGCGCCCCAGCCGTACCCTGGATACCTTGCGGGCCTTGCGGTCCCTGCGGGCCAAGACTTGAAAAGATAAACAAGAGGTCAGCGTTGCCCGCAAAGTTTGTTGTGCCCACACCAGCAGACGTGACCAACGTGACCGGGAACTCCAGGTAACTGTTCGAGAAAACAGTTGGCGTACCCGACACCAGCCACTTCTGGTAGTCGTTACTGTTCGACGCTGACTGGATGATGATGGTGTCGCCGGTTTTGATGATTGCTAGGAACACATCGATGTCGTTGCCCAAAGCGTCAAGGTGGCTTGTGTTGATTTGGGTTGCGTTGATTTGGGTGGTGTTGTTCCACAACAGGTAGTTCGGGCCAGGGTTGCCGGAGGTGGAACTCACCAACGCTTTGTAGTTGTAGAAACTGCTAGAGAGACCGGCAGCGCCCTGCGCTCCCTGCGCTCCTTGCGAACCGGTGGTGCCTTGCGGTCCTTGCGGTCCTTGGGGTCCGGTAGCGCCCTGTGGTCCTATGTCGCCTTGTGGTCCTTGGGGGCCTTGGGAACCTGTCGCTCCTTGTGCGCCTTGTGGTCCTTGAGGTCCGGTGTCGCCTTGTGCGCCTGTTGCCCCGGTTGAACCTTGTGCACCGGTCGCACCTTGCGGGCCAGTAGCGCCTTGGGGGCCTTGAGCTCCAGTTGCCCCCTGAGAACCCGTTGCGCCTTGAGGGCCTTGGGCTCCGGTTGCTCCCTGCGCCCCGGTTGCTCCCTGTGGGCCTACGTCACCTTGTGTCCCTTGTGGCCCCTGCGATCCCTGTACGCCTTGCGGGCCTTGCGCTCCGGTTGGTCCTTGCGCTCCTTGCGCTCCTTGCGCTCCTTGCGTCCCCTGAGGGCCTTGCGCGCCCTGAGGGCCGAGCTGAGTGTTCATCACCTGCATAACGGTGACAATGAGTGACGGGATCGCTGGGGCCGCTCCGGTCGCCCCGTTGTGCTCCAAAGCGATGTTGAGGTTGTCTGTTTGCCAAACAAGTTCTAGGTAGTCACCGGCTGCGACAGTAAGCATGAAGTCCCATGCCGGGACAGAGTATTTGTTATTCGGCACGATCACCCGTGTGGCGCTCTCTGCAACCGCAAGACCGTTTTTTGCCAACCAAATCTCGACAGTGTCGCCCGACCCGCCGCCGCCGCGGTTGTGCAACTGGGCCGAGAACTGGATGTCGTAGGTACCTTGGACAGCGAACGTGATCCTCGAGTTGGCGACGATCGATACCCCGCTGGCCTCGGCGGTGAAGTTCAGGGTCATCGGGTAGCCGGTGTTGATAACGGCGGCAGTCTGGTCTTGCGTCGAATAGAACGATCCGTAGTAGCCGAGCGCACCCCCGCCACCCTGCGGGCCTGGAGGGCCTTGCGGGCCGACGGGGCCGAGGCCGCCAGTGCCGGCGACAATAACTTCTGGCTGCTCGACAATGACAACGCGTTCGTTCATCGCCCCTATCACGCCCGGAGCGGCGATGATGGACTGCTCCAGGACAGTGGTGGTGATCTGGCCTGGGGTGACAACGACCGAGATTGCCTCGTTTGCCATTACGGCCTCGTTACATCAGCGATAATCGGCTGGGTGATGCCCGAAACAATCGTCGTTTTGTTGCTCGACGGGTCGGTCATTTGTACGTCGTAGTAGTACGAAATGTCGGCTGTGAGTGTCGCCGAGTTGGTTGATGACAGGGTTGCTGTCATAATGCCACCCGCTGCGTCGGTCACGGCGCAGGTAAAGGCAACAGACCCGACAGCATCCGGGGTGGTTCGCAACTGCATTGCGAAGGTGTACCCGGTCAGGTTGATCGGGTTGGTGCCGTCAGTGATGGTGAACGTCAAGATCGTGGTGTCGCCACGCACGATGCTGAGTTCTGGGCAAAGCTTACCGGGGACGGCCATACGGCAACTTTAGCCGATGAGCGCGATGTTGACAGTAGGTGTCCCGGTGGCAATGACGCTGACTTTGGCAGAGTTGCCTGTCCACGGGATTTCGACGGGCGCACCCGAGGTGAGCACGACGTAGCAGTCGTTGCCCTTGTCGGTCGGCGTGGCCGGCGTGGCACTGGCCTGAGAGACAGTGAAAGAAACGGGGACGGTCGTCGAGTCGGACGACACGCGGATCGCGATGCCCGTGCCGTTGAGTGTCACGGTGTCGACCTGGCCCGAAACGAGGGTGATGGTCTTGGACTGGTTGACGGTGTACGCGGCCATTACTTGCCTTTCACATAGAACGAGGTGTGGCGGTGGGTGCCGCCTTCGAGGTGTCCGACATCTTTCAAGAGGGCCCAGTGGAGTTTGTCGGCGATCTCCATGCGGCGGTCTTGCTCTCCGTCGATTTGGGCTTGGCGTGCTGCCCGATTCTTCTTCTGGAGTTCCTCCAGCAGCTGCTTGCCCTTTTGCCAGTCACCTTCAATGAGTTTCATGATCAGGGTGTGGTCGCATTTGTCGGATGTGGCCGCGATGTACGGCACGTTCATCCCGTCGACCAGCCAAACCTCAAACTTGTTGGTGAATGGGTTGTGCATGAGGGAGGCAGAGGGATCGCCCCGCCACCCACTTTCGTCGCCTTCTCTGACCCGTCGCGCGATGTCGTAGACATCGGTTGTGATCTCGGCAAACTGTGTGTACTCAGGTAGACCCCTCATGATCCTCCTTCATTGGGGGTGATGGGCTGGCAGCCCCGACGACTGCCAGCCCATCAAACTCATGCTCCGAACGCGAATACCTGGACGCTGACGGTCGAAACGTCAGTCGTCGAGGGTACTTCTGCGAGCGGGGCTCCGTCCGTTGTGGTATCAACCCAGAAAAGCTTGATCTTCGGAGCTGTGGTCGAGCCATCCCAACCCGGCACATAGCCGTCGTCGGTGACTGCCCACAGGAAGTCCAAGCGGGTGAACCCGAGGGCCGCAAGGCTGATAGCTTCCCCGCCAGTGGCGTAAGAGCTATCGAAGGTCACTGTCGCGACCGTAAACCTGCGGTTCCCCGGGACTTCCGGGCCAACATTGATGCTGACCGATGCTGGCATACTAGATGCTCACCTCGGTCAGGTCGCGGATGGCGAAGTGGGTGTTGCGCTGCTTGCAGGCAAGTTCCATGTAGCTGAACAGCGTGGCCTCGTATGCGTCGAGGTCAGGCTTGCGGTTCATGACCGCTCCGTCCATGTCCATGAACTGCCAGCCTTCGCCAACCTGGTGAAGCACCAGCGAGTCGGTGTGGACACCGTACAGGCTGTTGCTCGGGCAGTCGAAGTCGCAGTAGAGCACCGTCGGGCCCTCATCGCCTTTGCCCGAAACGGACGGGGCGAAGTATTGGATGCCGGCGTAGCCACCCTTGAGCTCGGTCTGTTCCATGTTGCGCTTGAGCGACAGGAGCAGGTTGGCAACCGCCATGTGGACGCCCTCAGCCGAAACGAGAAGGTTGACCTTCTTGCCCGAGTTGGTGAGGCCCTTCATGATGGAGCCGGTGATCAAGGTTTCCGAAACGGCACGGTTGGTGCCGCCGTTGGAGTTGACGTAGGCCTTCCAGTTGGGCTGGCTCGACGGGTTGATCGTGTGCAGCACAGCGGAGTCAGACACGATGGTCTGCATACCAGTGAGTTCGATCTGGCCGTCGCCAGGTGCACCGCTGTTGTTCGATGCGCCACCAGCACCCGTGCGGAACACGAAGTGGCTGGAGGTGGTCGAAATGGTGGCACCCGAGATGACCATCGTCTTGTTGCTGTTGTCCACCGAGGTGACGGTACGGGCCGAAGCAACGGTCGTGGGCGAGGCCACGGTTCCGATGTCGACAACCATGCCGCCGTCGTTGTACAGCTGGCGAAGTGCAGCTGAGCCGGTGGAGGAGGCCAGAACGACGGTTGTGGAGGTCGTGGTGGTTCCGCACTGGGCGATGACACCATTTGACTGGCCCCAAAGCTGACGGTTCACGTCCTTCATTGCGTCGTTGCGGATTCCCTGCATTTCGGCGTCAAGCGCGTCGATGAAGGCTCCACGATCGGTGGTGGCCTGGCGAATCGTCGGGCCGCTCAGCTGGATACGTCCGTAGACGTAGCGAACCGGGACGGGGACTGTGGCGTAGGCCTGGTTTGCTGCCGTCGGGAGCGTGCCGCCTTCTGCGCGAGCACCAACACCGGACGAACGTCCGAGGTGGATAGCGTGGCGGGCGATACGGCCGACAACGGTGTCCTTGCGAGTCTCGACCTGCGAGGTGAGAAACAAGGCGTTGTTGAGTTGGTCGATGTAATCCTTGTAATCGTCCTTGAGGATTGCATCAACCGTTGACAGACTTGCTGGCATTGGATGACTCCTTTGTGAGAGTTGGGTGAAATGGAAAGGTTTCCGCTTTCATTCCTTCGGCTTTGGCTTCCTGCCTCTGCCGCTCTCGGTTCCCCGAGGTAGAACTAGCGAACGTATGTGTGCGACCACCATCCGGTGATCACGTCTACATTATTAGTTACCTGCGGGGAACTGTCAACGACACTCAGAGGCCTTGTTGTTCGAGGCGTGCCATAGCGCGTTCGCGCGCGCTTGCCCCAGGGGACACGATGCCAGGGAATCCATTGGGGGATGCCGCGGGCATGGATGCTCCTGCTGCGCGTCGCTGCTCGACGATCGACTGGGCCTGGCGAAGAATCTCGTTCTGCATTTCGGCGTATGCGGCCTCGAGGCTCAGATCTTCACGGTTCGTCGCGGCCAAGATGACGGCGTGCGCCAAGGGAGTTTCGGGCTCAAGGCCCAGCCCTCGGATCTTCTGGTCGATCTCGACGGTGTATGCCTCGATCTGCTGTTGCTCCTGGTACTGAGCCAACTGCTGCTGGACAAGCCGCTGAACGGCTTCCGGTGTCAGGTTCGCAGCCTGGCCCTGCGCGACAGCGTTGTTGACAACCTGCTGCTGGCCCTGGACGTAGTCGCTGAAGCGGTCGCCTGCGAGGGTTTTTGCGTTGTCAACCATCCAACGGATGGCGGCTTCCTGATCGCCCGAAGCCCAGGCTGAGGCGAACTGCTGGACTGCCGCGGCGTCCTCGGGGTGCATCCCGTCGAATACCTGCTTGATCGGCTTGTAACGCTCGCGTTCACGGATCCGGTCTTGGACTTCGGAACGGTAGCGTTCCTCCCAGTTGACGTCTGTTTCCGAGGCCGAGGTTTCTACCGGGGTTGTCTCGGCGATCTCGGCACTAAAGTCCAGGTCGGCTGCGCCGCCAAAGTCAGGTGTGTCACTCATCCCATTCCTCCTGTGGGTTCTGGCATCGTCGGAGCCTCCGACGGGGCCTGCTGCTGTCCAGCAACATTGCTTGAGAAGCCAGGCTGCGAACCAACCAGGGCTTCGGCGGCCTGGCCTGAAAGGCCTCCGCTAAGTGTCATCGCCTGCGAAGCGGTCGGCTGTTGGCCTTCCATCATCGCGGCTTGGGCATCAAGGGCTGCTTGGGTGTCACCCATGAGCATCCTTTGGTGCGCCATCACATGAAGATCAATAATTTCTTTGACGGAAGGATCAGCCAGTTCGTAGGCTGGGGATTTCCGCTCGCGGTTGTGGACATTGATGTGGACATCGTGGAGGTCGAAGTCCTCCGGGACAACCGGGACACCCTGCATAAGAAGGCCATTTTCCCATTGAGCCTTGCCAGCGTCAGGATCAACCTGAGTGAGGTATGCCTTGGGATCGGGAAGGTCAAGCATCTTTGCAAGAGCCATCGGGTCAATGTTCTGGAAGGCCTGCGGGAAGCGGTCAGCCAGCGCCGTAAGGATGGATTGTGTGGCAAGCTTGCTACGCGGGCTCGTAGCGTCAAGCGGTACAACGACTTTTGGTTTCTGATCAATGTCTTGTGCTCCCCATGAGATGTCCAACGGCTGGCCGTATTCGTTCATTACGGTCATTTGCCGGTTGAGGCCGGTGGCCTCCGCATTCATACGGTAGAGCATAAGAGTCATCATTGCAACCTGCGACCAGCCTTTTGCCTGATCGCGTGCCATTGGCCCGAGCGGCGTGTCGTCTTTTTCGGCCAACAACGACAAAGCAAGGCCGGAGTTGCGGTCGCCAGGGGCCTGGCCGCGACTAACAGAGTGGGTGTGGAAAATGTCGTCGAGTTCCATTTCCAGGGCTGCGGCCTCGTTGCTGATCCAGCGCGGCACATCCGGGGCGGTCTGCCAGTGCGGCTCGCCGAGCTCGGCGTTGTATTCCAACGTATCGCCGGGGTCGGTGGTGACAATGTCGGCGTCGTCGATGGATCCTGCCGGGATCATGAGTCGAGCGTTTGCGGCTTTCCTCATGTGCTCCAGGATGGTGCTGCGGGCACGGTTGTACGCGTACTGGATGTCGCGGGCCGGGGTGAGCAACGTGTGCCCAACCCAAGTGTTCGGGACTTTCTTTTGGCGGAACAGCACCAGGTTGAGGTGCTTGAACGGGAATGGCCAGGAGTCCTCTTGGAGCACGACTTTGTTGTTGACGACGTGCACAACGCAGCCGGGGGTGGTCGGCGTGGGGCGTTCGTAGTAAACGTAGACCATTGTGGTTTTGGGCGGCTGGTTGCCGGGGCGGCGCATGAGGATCGAGCGCGCGCGGCTGGTCATCATGGCCTCGGCGTCGGCAATGGGCGTCCAGTCGAGGTTGTAGCGTTCCTGCACCTGCTTGGGCGGGAGGCTGGTGGCCTTGATAAACCAGCGGGCGTCAGCAGGGTCTTGTGTGCCGGGCTCGAGGGTGAACTCGTTGATGCCGAGCGCGGTCAAGCGGACGCCACCGTCTGGGATCGATACGCCGGTTTCCATGTCGACGTAGAAGTCCTCGCCCATGTCGGGATCCCATTCGACGCAGATTCCTGCCGCGCCGCCAAAAAGGGCCTGGAGCATGGCGACTTCGCGGGTCTGTTCCCAGTCGCGCTGGTGTTGCTCGCCGATCAAGAGCTGCTCTTGTAAGCGTTGGCGGCGCATCGAGGCATCGTCGGTGCCGTGGGGCTGCACCTCGAAGATGAGCTCGGAACGGATCATGCGCGACAAGAGGGATCCGACGCGGGGCCCGAACTTGTCAACGGTAATGCGGGTGTCGCGCTCCGACTCGGTGCGGTAGTCAAGATCTTGGATCAGGTTGCGGGTCGAGTCCCACCAGATCCATTGCTGGCCGAGGTAGTAGGAACCGTTCAACCAGTAGTCGCGGCGTTCTTTGACCAGGTACGAGTCGGCATCCTTCCACATATCGAGAACTTTGACCGGCTCTGGCGGCATCCACGTCACGGGCCTACTCCTTCATTTGGGTTGCGCCATGTATGGTAGGGCTTTTCGTCGCTGGTTTCAGTAACAGGCTTGCGTAGCCGTTTCTGGGATTTTTCGATGTTTGTCAGATCCCCGACGTGCCGCGACATCGCAATGTACGTCAGTTTCCTGTTTTCGTAGATCAGATACGCGGCGAGTGCCGTGTTGGCAACCGCGACCAGGGCGAGGTAGATCATTTCTTAGCCCTTGTCGGGGGCGGCGCGGTTACGGCGAACGGCGTGACGTCCATTTGGGGGTCGACTTCGACTGTGGGCGTCGAGATTGTCCGCATGACGGACAGGGCCTGCTCCAGTTCGCCGATCCGCTGGTTGAGCGCAACATTGGTTCTGCCCATTTCGTTGTTGAGCGACTGGAGTTCGGCGTACATTTGTGCTGGCTTGAGCTCGATATCGCGGGATTCTTTGACCATGTCGGCCAGGTTGATGCAGCAGTCGGCGCAGATGTAGAGGCGACGGTTCGCTGACGGGTTCGGGTCGTCGGGGCTGTTTGGCCAGTCCAAGTCGACGTTCGTGTCGACTGCCGGCAGGTTGCTCGACAAGCACAGGGCGCAGGCCCCAGGCAGATAATTGTAGTAACTAACAACAAGCATTCTTTACCTCCATCGTGATTTCTGCTGTTTTCCTTGACGGTCAAGCTTTTCCATGAACTTCTGAACGCGACCTTCGGCACCAGGGGTGTATTGCTTTTTGTCTTTTTTCGTCAGTTCGTATGGTCTACAGCCTAACAAATATCGTAGTGCATCAACTGCGTGATCTTCGTCGCGGCTGTCAAGATCTTCGGGGTTGCGCTGATCGTGGCGCA